GTATCTAGTTTCTCTACGATATTTACCTTGCCGCACATGAATAGCTCCTCTTCAAGTTCCTTTATCGCAGGCTTATGCTGATACTCAAGAGCCTCTAACGCCCCTTCCATATAAACAATGCCCTTGTCACCAAACAACACCGCTTCCACTTCCGCAGTGTGGTTAAGATCAACGAGCTTAACATTCCTCAGTACAATATCGAAGTCCCTCTTCAAAGACTCCTTCGCTTTCTGAGTCATCCTTGGAACGTGTATGTCATCTCCGCGGTCAATAGCTTCTTTCAGAGCCGAGAGACTTCCATACTTCTGCATCAACTTCAAAGCAGTTCCTGTCCCTACCCCTTCTGGTGAGGGGATCGAGTCGCTGGTGTCTCCCGACAACGCCTTCACATACGCCAGGTCAGCCGGTTTCAGTGCATACGGGGAACTATCATCTTTCAGTTGGTCGCATAGGGTGTCATAGTTCAACCATACCTTCGCAGGAATCTTGTTGCCGTTCATCATCGGCATCGTCATCTCTTTACCGTATGCGGCCTGCACCACACCGGGCCGAATTAACTGGTTCAAGTCGGAGTCCGAAGACAGAATCATCAACTGGTATTTTTCCAAATCAATGTGGTTGGCTATATACGCAATCACATCATCTGCTTCGCACCCAGACCACCGCAGTACCTGAATGTCAAGCATACTGGCAAAGTTCAGAATCTCCTCAACATCTTCCTCAAGGAACCGCTTGAGCCTTGCCTTTTCCTCTGGGGTCTCCTGCTCTTTACGCGCCTTCCTGGCTGACTTATAAGTAGGAAGCAACTCTTCACGATACTTACTGCCACCTTCTGTGGTGAACAGGAAGCGATCAACCTTGAACTGAGTAGCAATCCTGCGGAGGTCTTCATAGAACGCCCAGAGTTTGCCTGCTTCTTGTCTGTGGTACAGAGTGAACAAACAATTCAGTGTGTCGATTACTAAGACTCGCTTCACGCTGCCTCCACATTCGTCGTAGACTTATCATCCCTGATTCTAATAAATACAGGGAACCGTAGACTCCCATCTGCGGTGATCTCTTGGTAAGAAACCTCCACAATCTTTCCCACCAGAGCATTCTTCTTGTGCAGGTTCCAGAGTTCCCACCGCATCTCGTCATCGAATCCAGAGCCGCAGTCAGTAGAGAAGCTACCACAATCAGAAAGAAGTACGAGACCTCCCAACACACCTTCGTATTTGGTTCCGGGCTTACCACTATAGGCATTACTTATGCGAAGGTCAGCCGTGTAGAACTGTTTCATTTTTAGAACAGCAGTGGACCGCTTAAAATCATACGCAGCCTCTGGGTCTTTAATCATGCACCCTTCTTTCATAGGAATGGTGTACGTGATTGTTTTCCCCGCCTTGCTCTTACAACTATAGACCTCGCCGCCAAGTGCCCTGATCGCAGTGAACAACTCCTTAACCTCAGCCTCGCTGTTCGCCATAGCGTTCGGCACCAAGTACAGATTGGCAAAGGTCAGGCTTGGGTTGCGCTCAAACAACGCCTTAAGTTGTACCTTCCTATCAGCAAGTGATAGTTTCTTGCCGACACTTCCCTGCGATTCGAAGTAGTCAAGTTCGAGGATGTCCCAAGTGTAGTACCCAAGGTATTCTTTAATCTCAGCAGGGGTAGTGTCCTCGTTCTTGAGCATCGACTTGGCCTGCTCATAAACCCAGTTACTGTCCTTGTTCTTAACAGCCGTCTTGTTATCTGGGTTAAACCGTTTGGCGATGATCTCCCCATCGAGGACGAAATCAGTGCCTGGGCGAAGCCTCAGAATCTCAGCAGCAAACACACCACGGTCGTCAAATAGATGCCCCTCTCGACTGAAGAAGCTGACCTTGCCGCCTTTGCACACCGCAACTGCACGCATACCGTCAAGTTTCTCTTCGACAATGACCGGGTACTTCAGCGTAGGCCAGTAGTTCTTAGGGTTCTTGCCACCACTATAGACAGGGAAAGCCAACTGCACATCGAACACAGGGACCAGCCCAGGAAACGCCTTATTGATGGTGCTCTCATCAATCCCGATCTTCAGGTCTCTGGTGATGATGCGCTCCACCCAGGTAGCGTTCTCCTTGGTGCATTTCGCAAGCAACCGTTTAATCATGTTCTTTGCGTCGGTTGAGCCAGTCTCATGATTAGCCAGCATCATGAGCAAGGTCTCAAGTTCGCCAGTGATATTAGGCTGAACAACATTGTACTCTTTAGGCTGCTCGATCTGCTTAACGCGGTACGTTAAAAAGCGGTTGTAGGTAAGGTACAGAATCTTCTTGAGGTCTTCCGTAGCATTCCCTTTGAGCAACGCAAGTTTGTCATTCTTACCAGGAGTGTCACCAATCTTTTGCAGCACGCTAAATTCTTTCATAAAATCCTTTCAAACGACATGAACAACGTAGTTTTTATTTCCCCACGAGTTAAGTGTGGTCAAGATTTGTGCAACATAGTCTATGTATTTTTTGTCTTTGCCTTGGGCTTTACGTAGGTCTTTAGATAGTTCCATCACGTAGTACCTAACCTCCTCAGGGGCTAGAACAATACCCTTAGGGATGTAGTACCTCGTGGCGTTGATGCCTAGTTGTTCCAAGCTGTAGAAAAAGAGGGAGCTGGAAAGCCAGCCCCTCTCATTTTCAAGTAAGAAGGATATGTTCACGCAGCTTCGTCCTCCTCATCGTCTTCGTCTTCCTCTGGGTCGATCAACGCCGCACCAAAATCTTCGGTAAACTCCGCCCAATTCTTCCCGTACTCAGCCTCAGCCCGGATTGGGCACGGGCAATTGGGGATTGGAGGGGCAGTCATGTGCTTAAGCAACAAGTCTCTGGCCAAAATAAGAATAGCCTCAGCCGTCTGGAGGTAGCCGGCGTCATGGATTGATCCCAACAACAAGATGTCAAGCTCTAGTTCGTCAATCTCCTCCTGCAAATCACAAAGCGACAACAACAAGCTAACTGAAGCAGGGTTCTGGATGGTTTGGTTAATCGCTTGCCGAATAGCTTGAGCGACCAGCCCCTCGTCTTCAGAGTTGACCGCAGGAACCCTGCGCTTATACCCGTATGGCGACACCGAATATCCATTACGCTTAACGAACTCGGTCATCCCAATAATGTAGTCATTCACACCTGAATACTTCTCGAAATACCTGTCGAGGATGGCCTGTGCGTCCTCTTTGGTGTACTCCTTAAGGTCTAGGGTCACCCCTTTAGCCTTGGCCATTTCTAAGCGTTCGATGATAGACTCATTGACCTTCTTCGCCAATGCGTCTGCGCCTCCTCCATACACGCTCAAAAATTGTACCGTTTTCGCCACCGAGTTTCGCTCGAACTCGAATTTCTTCTTAATCTCTTTGGGTTCACAATCAATGTAATCGAACAACTCCATAGTGACAGCTTCGTGGATCAGGCCGTCACCATTGAATACCTCAATCAGCTTCTTGTCGCCTGAGACAATCGCCGCCCAGACCATTTCGATAGCCGACAGGTCAGCACCCAGCAACAACTGCCCTTCTGGAGCCTCGACCATTTTCTTAATGGCTTTGACAAGTTTCATCTTACGCTCGTCACCCCTGGCCGGCAGGTTCTGCCAGTTCGGGTTTCGGCAACTTGTTCTTCCAGTCTTAGCCCCGCAAGCGTTGTAAGTTGGGTGAACCCTGCCATTAACCGCTTTACTGAGGATGCCGATAACATACGTAGACAAAAACTTCCGCATCTCAGACCAGTGTTGGAGAGTCTGTATGAACTCCTTGTACTTGGGCTGCGTCCTCATCCAAATAGACATGGCCTCTTTGTCTGTAGCCGGCTGGTCACCTTTATTTTTCTTCGTCTTCTTAACGACAGGCAGCTTCAGAACATCGAAGAACAGCACACGTTTCTGGTTGGTTGATCCGAGGTTAAAAACAAACGGCTCTTTCAACGCCTCAAGTTTCTTCTTGCGCTTCTCGTTGTCCTTAGCTAGTTTTGCCGCACCGAGTATAGCTTCTGCCGTCTTAATGAAGTCATGGCGCAGTAGCTGTTGCTCAAGTTCAGCGCTCTCTTCCTCAAGCTGTTTCTGAAGTTCTTTGCCGTACTCCTCGTTAACAGGCCACCCGTTCAATTCGAAGCGAGTCAGCAGCCAAGTAATCCGCATGACAATATTGAACGGCTCTTCCTGCTCCTCCTTCTTTAGTTCTTCCTTGAAGTGGTGGTAAAGCCTGATCGTCGCGTCGGTGTCGCACAGGGCGTAAGGAGCAAGGAGTTCAAACGGGATCATCCCGTAGGAGAAATCCTTTTTCTTGAT